TTTAGCTTTTACTTTCTCCATTTTTGGAGAGAACACTTCCAAAGAAGTTTCATAAGAAATTGAACCATTCTCACGAGAACCCTCAGAAGAATATAACTTTGTTTCTAGCTCACCCTCGATTTCAAAAAACTTATCATCCGTAGTGCTTAATGTAACGGCAGTATAAGAGTGGTTATCAGTAGAAGCAGTGAAAGTAGTTACATCATCTTTGTTAATAACGAATACACGCTTAATACCTCCACGTCTATTTTCATCGTTACAACTTATTAAAATATCTGTTGAAATTTCTGACATCTCTATAAAATTTATTAGTTAAAAAAATGCCCCCCATAAAGAGGGGCTTTATATTAAAAGTAGAAAGAAATCAACTCACCAAATACGAACTGAGCACCCATCTTGTACTTAGCAATAATTTTCAATAACTCATCATCATCGTCATTACTTCTAAATTTCAACTGAGAACCAGCATCAGCAACATCAGTACCGATAACCAAGTTATCATTTACTGTGTACACTAGCATATTCTTTCCAATGTTAGCATTTGGATTTGTTCCATCGCTTAATTGTGTATCCCAACCCGTAATTTCAATTACTGGAATACCTCTGAAAGATAAAGACTGTCCATCTTTCAACAACTGAAGCCCTAGAGCGTTTCCTGTACCTAATTGCTCATAAGTAGTCATTAAGTTATCTACGATTGTAGCAGTAACTCTGAAAGACTTATCTGCATTAGGCATTTGTCTTAAAACCTTAGTTTGATCTTCATAAGCAGACTTTAACAATGTGTAAGCACCATCAGCAACTAAATCTCCGTTAGTGTCCTCAACATTTGCTATTGCAGTCATCTCAACGTATTTCCCTAAAGAAGCTGAGTTATCAACAAACAACTGAACAAAACCATCAAATTGATCATAATCAGCACTTGCAGCAGTAGAAGCAGCGAACCAAGCCATACGACCATTATCATCAGCTATTGCTTCAGCGACTCTCTTACGAGCAACCTCACCTACAACTGTATCAGTTAAGTCATCGATTGCAGTACCAGAACCGTAAAACTCTTCAAAGATTGTTCCATAGAACGCATCTCCACATTCTTCGAGGTTAATTTTGAGCTTTGACACTTCTAGCGTTCTGTCAGATACTGAAGTAACTCCACCTGTTGCAGAAAAACCACAAGTAGTGTACTTTCTTACAATTTTTGTAAGAGATGAGTTAAGGTACATATTCGCCTTAACTTTAATGTTTGGAATTACTCTAATTCCAGCTAAATCTGAACTACCCTCTTGAGGTGCAAAAAGAATTTCTGTAAACTCTTGACCTGAGTAAGTAGATGAGATTGATTGTGTAATAAAATTTGCCATCTTTTTTAATTTTAGCTTTTATATGAAGATTTTAAAATATTAAGGATTGCAGCACCTAACTCATCCACCTCTTCACTTTTGGCTTCTGGGTTAGTTACATCTTCTTTTGCCTCTAGTGGCTTTCTTGATGCTTTGGCTTTATCCAGCTCTTTTTTTAATTCTGCTAACTCGCTATCCTTAGCGGTTAACTCAGCTTTAACTGAATCCATAAGCTCTGCTTTAATGGCTTCAACATCAACTGCATCCTTTGGCTCTTCTGTTACTTCCTCTTCAACTTCTTCAACCTCTTCAACAGATTCCTCAACAGTTTCTTCAACTGCTTCCTCTTCTACTGATTCAGCTTTAGGAGCTAATAATTCAGATACATAAGCCTTTAGTTGGTCTAATAGACCCTCTTTTTCAGACATATTCACGTTATTTAATTGATTTACATAATTAGACGGTACTTTGTACCCTTTTTTGGCTAACTCTTTAGGAGATGCATAAGCAGCTATTGCCATTGCAACCTCTACGCTACTAATGAAATTATACTCTTTAGCCTCTTCTGCAGTTAACCACGTTTCCGCTTTCATCATGTCTTGAATTGTAGATAATTCTAAACCTGTTGAATTAGCGTAGATTTTAGCAAGTTTCAAGTTAATTTTATCCATCAACTGTGCTTGCTTTTCTAACTCTTCTTTATAATCTCTGATTTCATCGCTATTCATACCAGCCATACTAACAACAGGCATCCAAGCGTTATGAATCATAAAAAAACTGTTTTCGCTCATAACAGGTAACTCACTACCTGATAAAGCTATGATTGTAGCAGCACTAGCAGCTAAACCTTCAATTTTTACAGAAACATTATAAGAAGAGTTTTTAAGAAAGTCGTAAATAGCAAGAGCGTCAAAAACTGAACCTCCACCGCTATTAATAGTAAGCTCTATATCTTTAGATCCTGATACTTTTACTTCATC